CTATTCTAAATAGTCTTTTTCTGTAATTACTTTTAATCTAGTAGAATAATTCTGAAATGTTGAGAATTTAAAGCGTTTAGGATCTTCAAGTTTATTTCTATCATTTATTTCCAAAGCATGGTTATAGTCTATAATTGCTTTTACCAACTTATTAATTATGGCCTTATCATTGTCCATTACTTTATAATAATCTTCTATTTTCCGAAGGCGGAAAGTTGTATTCAGCAAATAACTTTTATCTTCTAAAATCAATGTTTTACCAATATCTAATCCTTCAACATATCCTTCTTTTGCCGAATTTCTAAGTTTATACTTCAACTGATACTTTTTAGGAATGTAACTTCTAAATGGAATCAAGAAAGTTAGCCCCTGTATTTTGACAACAGTTACCGCAAATCCCCTTCCTTTATTCGTTATTTCCTTCGTCTTAAAGTCATAATCCATCGCTTGAATAAGGTCGTAATCTTTGCACATTTCTAAATTAATTTGACCTAATTTTAACTTCTTACTTTTCATTCCTATTCCTTAGATAAAAAGCTCACTAAAAAGTGAGCAACATTTCCAATGAGATACTTCTGTTGACGAGCGCGTCTCTCCGCCCCCTCATTGCCTTAAGAAAAGGCTGGGCGAATCGAAAGGAGGTGGTTTTTCCTGTTTTCAATTCTACTTATTTTTGCACATTTTTTGAATTTTGTCAAACAAAAAAACCGCTAGCGATTGCCAGCGGTCTAGTGTAATTAAATTTTTGAGTCTTTCTATTTTATTTAGTTGTGATGAGCCCGTCAGGCTCTACTGTGAACTCAGGTTTATCAGCCATGCGACCATCAGGAAGTAGCAAGTACCAGCCATCATTGTATTTGACGAAGCAATCTGATTTCATGTCGCCATTTGTTGCATCGAGGTAATACCACTTGTCGTAGTATTTCACCCAGCCGGTTTGCATTGAACCGTCACGGTTAAAGTAATACCATGCACCACCAATTTTCTTCCAACTTGTAGCCATGTATCCGTCTTTGTCAAAATAATACCATTGGCCATCTGTGTGATGTAGCCATTTGTCAGTGTAAGCATAGCCCGACTCATCAAAATAAAACCATGATTTGTTTTCTTCGATATACTCAAACTCTGCCTTAGGATAAGAGCCGTTAGCTCTAGCATACCAATGCCCTTGTTCATCCTTTTGCCATCCTTTTTTAGGTTCTTCAGGTTGAGCATCTGGATTGGTCAAGCGGTAGATATAGAAATATGGTTGTCCAGCATAATACCAGCGCTCGTCATGGTTGTTAATTGAGATACCATTATACGCATAATTGCAATGAATGATATTATCACTATCAATGAACATACCAGTATGCCCGAACGCTCCAGCACTCGCTCCACGCTTGCCCCAGATGAAGATATCTCCACGTTGAGCAACGCATTCTGTATTTTCAGCGATAAGCTCATAGCCATTTTTAATAAGCCAGTCATGCTCATACTCTGTATTTACTGCCCATCCAGCAGATGAAGCACCAGCACTTCTTAAAGCATAATATACTGAACTTGAACAGTCATAGCTATCAGGACCGTCACGGTATTCCATACTGTAATAGACTTGTCCTTCACGTTCACGCATCCATGCAATAGCATTTTCAATATTGATTGTCATTTGTTTTCCCTTTCAAATTATGGTAATGTTGTAGGCCAAGGCTCGCTCGTTAAGTACGAGATAGAACTTACCCGAATATCGCCGATGTCTCGGTCAGTTGGTACGGGGTCGGTAAATTGGAAACGTAGCATGTTACTGTCTCCACTACCGCCAAGATACCAAGTTCCATAAGGCGTTCCCTTATCGTTGTAAATACCACCAATAAGACTAGACTCTGAACGAAAGCCGTAAGGAACACCGCTTAAACCTAAAATGTAACAGTTTCTTTCCTTGTCGCTACCTTGTGGACTATATCCAGTACCACCTCTACGAACAACACCGAACCATCCCCAAGAAAGCCCACCAAATTGATACATGACGGTATCATTTTTACGACGTACTTTCAGATAAGATGCGCCTAGCTTTGAAACAATATTCAGCGTTCTCCAACCAGTGTCACCCGTCAAGACTTCCCAGCCCTGATTGTCTGTCCCTCGTCTTTTTATCCATTTAAGAGCGCCATTTGTAACAGCCGTATCAACGTATGTCGTCCCGACTGGAGCAGTAACCTTGCCGTTTGGCATACCAGTTCCGTGAATTTCATACTGATTGACTTGTCCCGTATTGCTACTTGTTGAAGTTGGTAGGGTTACGTTGCCACCGCCATCAGATAAGATGAGGGTGTTCCCTTCAATTCTCAATTTTTGAGGAATGCCAACACCATCACGACCGTTTTCACCTTTAGGTCCTGTAAGTCCAATAGGCCCTTGAGGTCCAGCGGGTCCGATTGGTCCTTGTTCCCCTCGTTCTCCACGAGGTCCTGGCTCTCCATCTCGCCCACTCTCACCTTGTAACCCTTGCAATCCTTGAGGACCTTGTAAACCGTCCGCTCCTCTTGGTCCAGTTTCGCCTGTTGCACCTTGAGGTCCACGCTCACCAGTTTCCCCCTTGTCACCTTTTGGCCCAGGAGTTAGTGAGATATTGCGTAACTCGTCCTTAGTAGCAAAATTGCTTGTATCAACGTTGGGGTTATTCTCTAAACGTTCAACACGTTTCTTTAATTCTAAATCGTTGTAAGGTGTTGGAATTTCAGATTTTAAAGCATAATTTTCCAACGATTGGTGTGAGGTAAGATAATTTTTACTTTCAAGTTCCTGTCTTGTTACTAGATCGCTAGTATCTTTTTCAGGCTTGTTCTCTAAAGCCACTACACGCTCTACAAGTGGCTTGTCATTATAGATGGTGTCATTATCAGGCTTGGTCTTTAACGCTTCAATATCGGCTGAAATATTGCTGATTTCAGTACGTAGGTTGCTATCATCATACGTGCCACCTTGCGCTTTAATCTTTTCAAACAGCGCATCTAACTCTTGCTTAGTAACAACATCCTTGACGTTAACAATTCGACCAGTTTCACGTTCAATGAGTGGTGTTTTAACTGCTTTATCAATTTCGCTCACATGGACATTAAATAAGAAGCTATATACATCTGCTGACTGCTCTACTTTCTCGAGGTAGATATAACCAATAACAGGTTCATCCGTAGTGATTAACGATGTATCAAATTGAACTGTGAATGAGTTATCTTCGATTGCTGCGTCTACTTCCTGGTATCGCTTAGTCCCCTTGAAGTAGAATAAGCAGATAACCTTAGTAGCGGTCAAATCATCGATTGTAAACTTAAATTCAGCATTATTCTTATCGTGGCTGTAAAATTCATTGTATAATCTCTCTACACCACGGTTACTAGATAGAACGGTTATTTTTCTTTCAATTACCTTCTTCAAAGGTTGCCCCCTTTCATTTTAAAATTAAAAGGAAGCCATAAGGCTTCCCTTTTTTAGTCTTCGCTAGGCTCTGTATATGTTAGAGCTCGCTCACTGTCTGACAATCCAGCAGTTGTTGGGTCGTTAACGACACCAACTAAAACGAGAAACGCAAACAAAACATTGATAAACACTAAAATTTTATCGACTGTATCGCCAAACTCTAGTGAAAGATTGAAGATATTCGCAAATGCTTGTGCAAGTAGTGCCAACGCTGGAACTAAAGCAAGCCAAAAGTTTTTATTTTTAAGTCGTACAGACCAGTTAATTTTATTCATTATTTTTCCTCTATGATTTCTAGTTTGAGAAATTTCTCAAACAGTATTTTGATAGCACCGTTTCCGCCCAATTCGACATAGCTTTCATAAAGCCTTGAAAGTTCTTCTATTTCATGTTGACTTGTTTTTCCACGTCGTATTGCTTTTTTTAAGTTTTCTTGCAATCGAAATCGTTGTAGCCGTTGCAAGCCTTTTCCGATAAGCGAAAGATTATCCCGATTCTCTCGTCCAATTTCTGTTACTTCACTAACTGATTTTTCAAGGTCGCCGATTTTATCGGTAAGAACGTTGATTTGTTTTTCAGTTTCTTTTGTGTTTTGCGTACTCTTAAAAGAAAAATAACTAGGGATAATCACAATTAGAACGGGCGTGAGTTTGTCTAGCAAAGTTATAAATTCCAATTAAACCACCCCTTCTCTGAAATAGTGGCTTATTGAACAGGTTGTGTTTCTAGCTCAGATTTAGGCGCTTGCCACTTCCAAACTGCAAGGATTCCATTTTGTGATGGTGAGCCTTCAAGTTGTTTGAGTGATTCTCCTTGGTAGATGAATTGTTGGTTAGTTTGAATCAAGATGCGCTTGCCTTCCCCATTCAATTCAACATGCTCTGGGTCTTCGATTGCAAACATAGAACCAGGTGCGTAGCTTTCACCGTTTTTAACAAGAGGGAAGAGTTCAACGAGTTCCTTGTAGGTTGTGCCATAAGCAATTTTCTCACCCATAATTGAATCTTGCGCCATGACACGAACTACTTTGTTAATTTTTTCAGTGATTTCAAGTAGCTCGTTCTGTTTATTTTCAGTTTGAGCGAGTTTCTGTTCAGCTTGCTCGATTTTAGATTGAGCTTGTACGATTGCTGACCCAGGATCTAGTTCAGCTTTAATAACATCAAGAACCGCTTGAATAAGCACGTCTTCTTGGTCTTGTGTGCGATCACCAGCCAATTCACGTTGGTTGGTTGTGTAGCGATTTCCGTCTTGCAAACGGATTTCTACAACGGTTGTAGTTTTGTCTCCAAATCCACGAGTATAAGGTTTAGTTGCGAGTGTGTAGTTGTTAATTGCCATTTGTCATTTTTCCTTTCACTTCTTCAAATTTTGCTTTTAGTTCTTCATTTGACTCAATGAGATTTAAAATTTCATTGAGTTGTTTCTGTGTGATTGTATACAGCGCCTTGTAAGTCGCTGCATCACTTGCCTTCAGTCCGATATCATCGCTTAAATTTTGGATGATTAGTTGATTAATTTCTTCCTTCATTTACTTTCTCCAATTTCTGATTGAGTTCTTGAATAGCCTTGATTAAATAAGGTACGAGTTCAAATGCACGGTAAGAATATGCCCCATCTGGATTTTCATAAAATGCTTCTGGTATATATTTTTGAACATCTTGAGCCATGATACCGCATGAAATATCTTCAATTTCACCATCGTATTCTTTGCGATAACTGTATGTTTTCAGATTGTCGATAACTTCCAAGGCTGATACCTTACTATCTTCAATGTTGTGTTTGTATCTACGGTCTGAGATTTCTTTATTAATAGGTATCCATGAATACGAATCGTCAAAACGGTACAGGTAGATATATCCTGCGTTTTCTTGAATACGTTTATACGATGGTGAGTGAATCCAATATCCACCTACACCAGTATCTTGGTCAGTAATGTAATAAATATTTCCGCTGACTTTCAAGTTCCCGTGAATGACCGGTGTATTCCAAAAATGTGCCTGATTGTAGCAATACATCTCTCCCGTACGTTTTACGTACCAAGCATAGTCCCCTGGTTTATTCCAGTTATCTCCCCAGTTGACCCAAAGGGCTGTTTGCCCCCAGGAAGAACTACCATTACTCATCCCAACTGCGAATTGGTTAATCCCGGTTAGCCATGACACAGACGGGTCTTTGTCATGTGTACCGATTTGGAATCCACCAATACGACCCTTATAACCTTCAAGTAATGTTGCTGACACGACTACTGATCGTAATTTGTTGATAAAGGCATTCTTAGCAGCTAACTGGTCAGTGAACACATCACTTGATACTATCTTCTTAGCCATGGCTGAGTCCATAATAACCTTATCAGCCGTGATGGAATTAGACTCGATGATATCCGTGTTTAATTTACCAATCCGTGCATCGCCCACAAACAAGCGCTTAAAGTAACCATCGATAGCTGTGATTTCATCAGCAAGTGTCTTACCTTTTAGACGGATTTTATTAGCTTCAATCAAGATATTGTTTGCGTTAGTATTGATTTGTGAAGCAATAGCACCAGCATTCGTCAGCGTTTGTATTGCGTACGAATCAGAAAGTTGAGTCACTTTCGTTTGTGCAACTACATCTTGTGCCGATGTATCATCTTTGAATTCATTTGGAGGTGTTTCACCACGGATTAAAGATACTTTCCCGATGGCCACAGTTCCGTTTTTCATCAGCCAAATTTCAAGAGGAAATTCTCTTCCTTTAGTAGACGATTTCTGGACGGTCATCGTACCTGTGATGATTTGAATACCAGTTTTTGTAAAGGTAACGCTATCAGATGCAAGACCACCATCTTCTGCCCACAGTTCAATTCCTAAAGGAGCATCTGGTAACACATCCACCCACACTTCCATGCGATAACTAAGCTTTTCACCCTCAGTAAATGTAGAGGTGGTAAGAGGTAGTGCGAAACCATGATAGACTACATTGGTATTACCAGTGTTTGTAATCCGTAGTAACCTAGTTCCAGCTTGAACCTCGATAACATTCGCATCTGCTTGTTTCTTCTTCCATTTACTGAAATTAGTAGGATCGAACACAAGATTATAACTACTTCCAGTGAGTTTTTTGACTTCTGTCTGAAAAATTTGACTAGACATAACAAGCCTTGAAGCGTTATCTGCCACACCTTGCTCAGTTGTACCTAAAATGCGCTCATATAACTGACTTGTCTCTTTGACACGCTGGAAATCGCTCTGGTCAACTTTGCCACTTATTTGACTAGAAATTGTAGCAAAACGGCCATCGACGGTTTCTTTATATTCAGCTAACTTTTGCGTGACACCTTCTTCTGCATCTTCGGGTGATGGTTGCCATTTACGGTCATTTGTGCCCTCATAGAAATCAAGCTCGGTCATGAACAGACCGCCCCATTTATTAGGGTTATTTCGGTCATATTCAAATTGCAGATAACCGTCATCAAAGTCACCAACATTAAATTTGAAGGATTTTTTTACGGTTTTTTCATTACTAAATACTGGTCCATTTGTCCATTTAGGACTACCGTCAAATACCAATTGTTTCTCTTCAAAATCTGCACTTGAGCCTTTTTTTCGCTTGCAGAAATACACTCTAAAATATTTTGAATTATTGTCAAATCCTAAAATGTTCAATGTGTAATCAGCGTTTCGTTTGACGATAAACCGTGGACTTTTAACGATGGCACCTGGTCTTAATTCAAACATGCGCTTCTGACCATTGAAGTAGAAAGAATGCGCTGTGAATCCTAATCTTCCGTCTGCTTCTGTCCAGTATTTCAATCCGTCGTCTGCTCTCGAATTTCTGAGCATATTCGGGCCACCTTGCGTTACTTTTCCCGCTATCTGGCTAGCTAAGGTTGTGAAACGCCCATCAATACCTTGTTTATATTCAACTAGTTTGGCTTCATTATCTCTTGTGAAGTCTTGGAAACGCTGTGTAATTTGTGTTTGCGTTTCTTCTCGGGAATATTGTTTTAACTCGTTTGATAACTTCTCACGTTCTCTCTGAGTCGCAGTTTTAAAGGCATTTAAATCTCTAGTATTGCTATCAGCAATTCTCTTCGCTTCCTCAATCAGGTCAGCACTCGCCCCAGCTTTCTTGAGAGCTTCTTCTGCTTTACGCTTGGCCTCGTCAAATCCAGCGGGACTGAATTCATGAAATCGTCTGTCTATTTCGTCTGATAAAGCCTTCTTATTTTCCTCAGCTTTAGCCTTTGCAAGTTCTATTTGATCATCGAAATCTTTCTTGATTTGGTCAACCTTGGCATCGAACCCTCTATCAGCTTCTTCAATTTGGTTTTGAAGTTGAGCTTCAAACTCGTTGAATTGTTCAATCTTTTTGGTAATTGTACCTGCATACGAATATTGCGCATCATTCCCAGCTTTACTGTCAGCACTAATACGACCACGAAGCCCGCCTTTAAAGTTGAAAGATTGGCTCAAAACTGGAGATTTGAACGTCTCCCCTGTGTTGGTTTTGATGGTCACCCACTGACCGACATCAAGTAACAGATGCCCTTGATAATTCAAGCTAAACGGATAGTACCTGATATCTTTGATACTGTGATAAAGGTTATCCAAAATCGATTGTGACATGAACAGATTATCTAATTCCAATGAGCGACCAGTTCGCAATCCGACCGTGAGCGTTTCTTTATCTTTCTTACAAGTTATCCCTGCAATCTGATACTCAATCTCGCTCTTGGTCAATCCGTGCATGAAGTAACTATCGGCAGTAATCACAATCCCAGAGTCAGTCAACTCTTTGATTTCAAGTTTCCCTTCACGATTGAAAAAACAAGACATTCCGAGCATTTGAGTGGCTAGGCTCAACACATCTCGGAATGTCATTTTTTTATCTTTCGGAATCTGCTCGATTCTGTAATTCATGGATGCAAGACCCATGTTTTCATTGGCAAGTTCGATACCTGTTTTTAAACAGATTTCTTTGATCACATTTCTGATTTCTGCTGGGTAGGCTAAGTCTGTGACGTGTTCACGGTTCAACTTAAACATTCCATCCATGAGGTCAAGCTTGGTCGTTTTACGGTTTCGGTCAATTTCAATGTCGTTAATGAAATATTCACCCATTTTGACCCATTCATAGGTTCCATCGACTAAAAGGCCAATCTCTGGGTAAATTTTATCTAATTTGTTGAACGATGTAATCACGCTCGCAAAAACAATCTTGGCACTACCTGCGCACGTTCCTCCTGGCTTGTAGGTATCACCTTTGATGTATCCGTAATCGAAACTAGCCTCGTTGATATCTCTAGACTGATACTGTCCTACTCTGATAGCAAGGGTACGGTTTTTAGCAAACATAGCTTCATTGAATTTCTGTCGTCTGAATACGTCCATATTTTTAAAACCTACCTTTCTATCAGATTGAACTTAGCGCCAGACCATGGCTTGAATTTTTCAGTAAATGAGTAGCTCGGAGCCGTTCTGTCTCCGACATAAAAAGTCTTTGTAGTTTGCCCTGACATCGGGTCAGGATAGGATACTGTAAAAAACTCAGGCGATACGGCATTTAAAAGCTGACTCATTTCTCCTTGAGTCAGCATGCCCCACTCACAATCCAATTTGCGTTTAACTGTGATACGGTCACGCACCATATCTCCGTTAGCGTTACGCCCTGTTTCTCCATCAATATCTTGAATACCGACCTGAAATGATTTGGGAGGCTTAACAGCCACCCCGTTTATAATTAAGCGTGCCATTTTACCTCCCCTTAAATGTTAAGCAAGACTTGTCCTGCACGTTCTTGTTCTCGATTGATTTCTTGGATAGCTACACGTCCGAACTCGTGACCGCCAATCTGAATCACGATGTCTCCAGACGGTAGTGAATAACCTGTAGGTGCATTGTTAACAGGCATTCTTTCAGCTAATTTTTGAGCTAAGATAGAAATCCAGCCTGTATTCCGTTCAAGAGGCATTACTGCTTCTTGGCCAGCTTCTCCGACACCAATAATGCTAGGAGAGTTGAATACACCACCTCGTGCATACCAATCTACAGAGAATGATGGAATTCTTGGAGGCATCAAGCTAAAGCTACCAGATATATTAAAATGAGGGAGCTTTATTTTTGGTAAGCTCCAATTAAAATTAAAGAAACTTTTCAGTCTATCAATGCCAGTTCTAACAATACTTTTAGCATTTTCCATAGCATCATTAAACAGATTTCTAAACCAATTTGGAATTTCTCTCAAAGCGTTTTGAATATCATTCCATCTATCACTGAACCAAGAGCCGACATTTTCAAAAGTTGAATTCACGTTATCTCTACCAGATTGGAATTTCTCTCCAAGCCAAGTATTCGCTTCAGAAAGTGCATCTTTTGATTCGTTCCAACGGTCGCCAAACCATGAACCTAACTTGCCAAATGCATTGCTAATCGCATCCCAGCCTTGTTGGAATTTATCACCTAACCAAGTGTTCGCTTCGGAAAGGGCATTGGTAACATCTGACCATCTATCGCCAAACCACGAACCTAGATCACCGAAAATATTAGCGATGGCATCCCAAGCACCTTGGAATGTATTAGAGAACCAGTCTCCGATACCAGAGAATATATTGACAATAGCATCCCATGCATCTTGGAATGTATTAGAGAACCAATCTCCAGCACCGCCTAGAATGTTGGTAATTCCATCCCATGCACTCTGGAACGTTGAAATAATTGTATTCCAGATGTTCGTCAAAATGTTAATAATTAAGTTCAATAACGCCTTGAATATAGCCTCCACAATTTCAAGCACCCCGTTAAAGATACTAGAAAAACCTTCAGTGATTTTGGACATATCTCCATCGATGATACCCGTTATCACATCGATGATACCTTTAATGATATCAATGACACCAGATACAATGTCTGAAAGTGTATCAAAGAATGTCTTTAATTCATCCCCAACACGCTTAATTGAAGGTGCTAACTCATTAATAATTTTCTCGATAATGAAAGTAATTAAAGGTTCAAGTTTGTCGTACACGACTCCAATCAAGTCAGCAATACTGCCTAGTAAATCTAGGAACTTCTCAACCGCTGGACCTATATGATTTTCAATCGTATCTGCAAACCCAGCACCTATTTCTTCCAAAATCGGCTGGATTTTTTCATCCCAAACGGTCGTGAACGTTTTGACGATAGATGATACTGAATCTCCAGCTTTGTCAATTAACGGCTTGATATGCTCGTCATAGACTTTATTAGCTTTTTCAAAGATGGACTTCATGGTGCTGGCCAGAGCTTCAACAACTGGCTCGGCAGCTTTGAGCAAACTAGTAAACATTTCTGTAATGTTTCCTTGGTTGCCCGTGATTACTTTTTCAATCTGTTTTACAACATCTCGGGTGTATTTAGATACAAGCTCAGTAACGCCCATAAATGCGTATGTGAACGCAGAGATAAGACCAGCCCCGATATTTGTAGCAGGTTCACTTGTTATAGTGTCGTAGAAGATTTGGCCGATACTTTGCGCAATATTCCCGATACTAGCAATCGTGTCGCCATTAATATCAAACATACGAATGAGCCATGACTTGATGTCCCACTTGGTGTCGTTTAAAGATTTGTTCAGACTTTCAGCAAGAAATACTGCAATACCCATGACGACATTGGCTATTGCTCCAGCCGTCTGACCTAATGCAAATGCCAGTTTCTCTCCAAAGCGAGCTGCAGCTTGCAAGACCGTTCCATCCTCAAAGATATCTTTGATAGATTGCCAGATACCACTCAAGGCATTCTTCAGTCTTTCAAGGCTATCCCATCTGAACGAGAGAGAAAAACCTTGTTTAAATAAGTCCCAAAGTTTCGCTAAATAATCAAATAAGCCTTTTAATTTATCTCCAAGACCGTCAAAAATACTCTTGAATTGGTTGTCCATGTCGGTTAAGGCAACTTCTGGTAAGATGTCTTTGAAAGGTGCGCCACCGCCCCCTCCTTTTCCTTTCTTACCTTTGCCACCACCGCCACCACCTCTACCTTTGCCAGCCCCGTCTCCGTCGTCAGGGTCGTCTTTTTTGTTTAAAAGGTTGATCTCATCAAATCCCATTAAACCTAGTAACTCTTTAACGGCTTTTTTAGCTGACTTGGCAGTGTCGTCTAAGTTATCAGCCATACCACCTGAAGCATCATCTGCATCATCCATGGCATCAGCAAGGTCACCAGCTCCACCTGCTGCATCTTTTAAAGCATCCCCAGCGCTACTTGCTGCACTAGCTACACCGCCATCTTTAACAGTCGCTTTCTTGTTAAATAGCAAGGCAATAAACTCTGCTAATTTGCCAGTGACATTTTTCAATACCATAGCAAAAGAGTTCAAGACTGGCATAATAGCATTGATAATCGGCAACATAGAGTTACCGATATTAAGAGCTGAGTCTTTCAGCAACGATTTAAACAAGCTAATGCGTCCGTTGACTGACTGTGACAAGGTCGTGCCATACTTAGCTGTAGCTTGTTCTAGAATAGCCATTAAACGAATTTGTTGTTGTGTCTGATAATCTAACTGGTTCCAGCTTTGACCATTCGCAAAACGTTTAAAGGCTTCTGTGGATTGGATCATAGCCACATTGACGTTAATACCTAAATCTTCTCAATAATGTTATCGCATGGCTTTTTATCCATACTTCTTACAATTTCTTGTAAGTTCGGCATATATTTTCACCTACAACCGAATTGTTTAGGTGCTTACCACTCGTGGGGATATTTTATTCTGTACTTTTTGACAAAACAAAAAGCACAGGTTCAATCCCTATGCTCTACGGTGACTAAGCCTTTTTAATTGCTTAGTTTACCTCGGTATCGTCATGTTTTAATTCTTTAAAAATGTACCCTTTATAGTGTTTCTTTTCGCCATTCAAAACTTTGTCAATAAAAGACCTAGCTGGGAAAATATCTTTTGAAGCATCACTTTTTGAAGCATACTCCCTAGTTTCTCCAGTTTCAAGATGAATAGCTACGATAGGAATTTTAGGTTTACCACCATCATACTTTCCTTTATTAGCTTCGCTGATTTTTCGTTTTGTTTCTTCAGAGTGTTTTTTACCAAAGAATGAGTTTTTAGAACCTATTCTTTTTTTGGCGATATCGCTCATTTTCTTTCTAAAATCATCATCTCGTTTTTTACCTGTATTTGATATTGAACGTTTTTTAATGGCTATTGGGTTATTGAAATATTTTGCGTGAGTTTTATATCTCACTTTTGCTTTAGCACTTAATTTCTCCTTTGTGCTTTCAGCAAGTTGTTTATCCCTAACTCCACCACTTTCAATATTATACGCATTGTCAGATGATGATATCCAATAACTTTCTCTTTCGTCTAAAATATTATCAGATACTTCTTCTAAAATAGAAAATTGAAACTCTGCTTCTCCAAATAAATTAAAATCATCTTGCATTTCTTTTGAATAATGCTGATTGTGACGAAGTTTATATTTGTGGTCATCGAATCGTCTTTTTATATTCTTAGATTGACCAAAATAACTTCGTCCTGTTTTGGTACATTTAATTTCGTATATAATGCCCATAATATCACCTCTTTTTATTAAGTATATTATATCACATTTATACCGAAGTTACAAATTAAAATTTAGAGTTCTACCGATTTTGGTAAGTTCTTAATCCGCCTATTTCTAAGCGGTGCGACAAAAGTCTATCGCTTCCGTATTACCAAGCAAACCTGAACGAATACGCTCCATAACATCGGTAATGCTACGTCCTGAACCTTCAGCAACAACTGCAGATGTTTGCAACATCTTAGCAGTATAGGCACTTAATTTGTTGGTATCTTTAATAAATCCAGAAAATAAGTTTGAGTAGACTGCACCGTAGTTAGTAGCCTCGCCCACCCCCATATTCATAGCGTTGGCGTTATCGTTAACCCATTTTAAGAAAGATTGCGAACTCTCGCCCATCTGTCGCTTGATTTGGTTCATAGATGCTGATACTTCAAGAGCTGTCTGCGCTGAATACATCCCAACATCAAGCAATTTTTTTCCAAGATAGGCAAAACCAGCGAACTTGGCTAGCTTACCAAACGCACTACCGATAGAGTTCGACTGTTCACGAACTTTTGCAGTGGCATTTTTCACTTGGTCAGATGTACCTTTGACCTGACTCTCAACTTCTTTCATCTTTTTCTTGAAAGGCGCTATCTCAGCGTCAATCATGACTTTTAATTCATCAAGAGTTGCCATTTACTCCCTCCTTCCTTTTGCGATTATGTCTTTCTGCAAATTCACGCATCCGTTCCTTATGCAACAAAAACGCTTGCCTCTGTCGTTCCTGTTCTACCGCTTGTTGTTCTTCTACAAATAACTCAGGCGCATATTCCCAGAACTCAAAAACCTTGGCATCTTTGGATAACAATAAGGAAATGTGGTTGGATATCATCTGCGAAAGTCTATAAGAATCAATAATCTTCTCTTTACGCTCTTGTTTTTTGACACGGTTATAGCTTTCAATCATTTCTCTGATTTCAAGTACCGTTAAATCCCAAAAAACGAGAGGCTCCCCCCCAATGTCTAAAAACATAGGGTAAAGCCTCTCAACAATCTGCGTTACCGTTAAGATTACTCGACTACTGTCATTTTCTTCTTGGAAGTTTTCTTGTTCTTGCTTCCTCGTGGAGTAAAACCCGATACTTCAAAGAGTGGCATTAAAACCTCTGTCATGAAGGTCGCTTGGTCTCCACCATTGTCCACGTATTCATCGTACAGATCATAGACATCATCAATAGAATATCCATTCTCGTACTTTTGCAATGCTCCGTGAACTAACAACAGCATAACTTTTAAAGGCGGCAAAGTGAACTCTTCGCCAGCTTCAGGCATGAAGACTTTCAATAGGTTCATACCGATTTTTTCTTCAACTTTTGTTGCTTGATGAGATGAAAGTCGTAGTTTCAACTCTTTCTCATCGTTAATCTTCCAAATTGAGTAAGGTAACGCCATTTAATTAACCTCCGATTCCGTCTGTGAATTCAAGTTCAGATTGCAATGCGATTTTAAGAGTAAACTCAATAACAGAGTTCACACCACCGCCACCAAGTTTGACAGATACTTGACCTTCAAATTTAACCTTGGTACCGTCTGGGTAAGCCTGTTCAAAGAAGAGTTTTGTCTTGTTGTCTGCTGCGTTACGCAAAATACGATAAGGAGCGCTTGCTCCATCATTTTTGTATGCGAATTTGTATTCAAGTTCCCCAGCATCTCCAATACCAAACTCATATTTTTTAACCTTATCTTCAAGGGTGGTATTTTCAACCTTTTCAGGTTCAATACCGAATTCAGGCACTTCCTTAAGTCCTGCAAGTTTTGTGTAAGTTCCTTTAGCTGTTCCATAAGAAAGCGTAATTCCATTTGCTAACATTTAGTTCTCCATTCTATATTGATAAACAAGCTCAGATTCAAGATCGACAATACCTTCAAACCTCATCAATTTATGTCTCAAATGAGAGGGGTCAGGGATATCTTGACTTTCAATCCTACGCAAACCCAATGAAGCAAAAATCTCATTGATTTTAACTGCGAGGTTGCTAGTGCTATCATTATCGAAGATATCAACCTTATAGCGGATTGATGTCTTTTGTTCTTTATCGTCGAACCAGTCTCCTGGCTTATTTTGTTCTTCCAAAAAAATAACGACTGGGAAGTTCTCCCAATCGCTTGGATAAGTGTCGGTCACATTATCTGCGACCTTCTGCAATTCTTTATAAATAACTGGCTTAATATTGATCATCTTATCTGTTCTCTAATCTTTCTACTAACGTATTTTGAAATGTTGTTTGATATACGGTCGTGATTGTCTTTCAAGGCTGGGTACAAGTACGGTTGTGCAGCTTGACCATACATCTTGTAGAACTCTCCCATTTTTTGGAAGTGATACTTTCCTACGTCAATCTGGTCTTCATGCACGTACCAAGGGCTGGAACGATAAGACACGTTTACGTCAGGAGAAATCCCAGCGTGGCTAGCTAGTCCTTTTGGACCAGTTCCGAGCTCGACATATGGAGCATAGTGTAGATTTGTGTAAACCTCACCTATAGCCTTATCTCCCTCCATTTTAACCCTAGTCTTGATACTGTTTCTTAGTTCGCCCTCATTCGCTGGCGCTCTGAGTTTAGCATCTGCCTGAACAATGGTCTTAGAAGCATGCAAGACCGCTTGTCTAGTAATATCGGTCGCTTTTGCACCGTACAATCTACGGCATTTAGCTATGAGCCTATCTGCCCCTAGAAGCTCTGACACGTTCTACCTCCAAGACTTGATGTTGACTGTATACTTTCTTTGAAATAACCCGATGCGTGACCTCTGTCTTGCTATCGATACAGACCCCGTCTTTAACGTTGATATCTGCATTCTTGCTCGCATTCGCATTCAGGATATCATTGACACGGTCACCGTAAATCTCAGATTGTAGCTTACTACTAGCTGGCCACAACTCAAGTCGTACTTCCTCAGCCTCGTCCGCATATCCTTCTTTAACAACGCCCTCGTCCGATACAGTCTTTTCAAACCGTCTGAGAGGGTAGGGTTTCAGTCTATTCTTTTTCAAAAACATGACCTGCCACCCTTGCTAAGCGATGCATTCGTACACGCTGTAAAACGCCCGTAGACAACCCGTTGTCAGAGTAGGTAACAGATATACCACCCTCGCTCCTAGATTGCTCTCCTTCGCTTCCTGAACGGTTGTAGAGCTCGATAACAATCTCAGGCACCAACCTTTCAAGGGCAGGTGTTAGTTTGTCTCGGTTAGTTTCAGATAAGATAATATTTTCAGCTCTTAAAATCAAAGACGAGAGGACTGTCTCGTCACTCTCGCCTGTCAATGTTTTTAGTTTTTCAAGTTCCATAAGACCTCCTAATCTAAAGGAGTCGTCTCGTCTCCTTGTATTTCGGTTTCTTCTTCAATGATTTCAAGGACATCTGAAATAGACACGCTGAAGCTAATCTTTAAATTATTTTCAAGCACCTCAAAACGCTCGTCCGTAATTTCAAAGACTTCATTTTCTAGACGTCTAATTCCAGCTTCCCAGTCATTGAATGATTGTATAGCTTTAACTTTCATTATTTCTTAATGTCCGCAAGCACTACCTTAGAGTCATCAGAAACGGCCACTGTGTAAAACTCATCAATTGAGATTTCAGTAGTACGTTTCAAAGACTTACGGTCTACTTCAACGTTCGGGTCACGTTTAAGGTAAACTGTCAACGCTGCAGTGTCCTGTTCAGTTTCATCGTCGTGTGTCAACTTAATAATAGGGCAAGTGTAAAATGCGCTAGTTGTGTCAAGTTTTACTTTCTTAGTTGGCACGATGCGAGTGTTTGCAATTGTACCGATTTCTCCAGACATGACAACGTTAGCTGGATATTTATCGGCTGAGATAAAGTTTGGATCCTTACGCAAAGTAGTTACTTGTTTAGGATTGACAAACATTACTTTTTCAGTATTAACTTCTTCTTCAAACAAATCAATAGCGTCTACGATTACATCATAGCTGATTGCTTTAGTTTTAGAGTCGTATTTACGTGTGTTTGTTGCCAAAAGAGCATCCAAAGCATCATTGTCAATTTTAGATGCAACTGCAAGTGCAAGCTGGTTCTCAGCATTACCTACTGGATCCCCGTAACCTGAAAGAACTGCCTCGTCTGTCAATTCAACAGCTTTCATAGCTTTTTTGATTGTAGCAGTCTTAGTAGAAGTACCAAGAGTAACTACTCCAGCCTCTACTCCTTCATTTACGTCTTCTGCATCACCAATGTATGTGTAAGATGGTACTGTGATTGTGTTACCAGGTACACCGACCAAAGTACGGTCAATTGTTGCAAATGGTGCAACACGTAGTTTTTTAGGTAACTTAGCAGCTACCATATCCCCCATAACTTGAGGATTTACTAGATTAGCAATTTTAGTTTGTGTCATTTTTTAAATTCTCCTTCTTCTAATTCAAAAATGAATCATACAGTTCAGGGTTTGTCTGTTTCAAGTTCGCCTTTTCTGCATGGCTCATTCTGTAAAATTGAGCTTTAGTAAGCTCTGTTGATTGTTGTGGCGCAGTCTTAATAGGTGCTCCGCCTTTTGTACGCTCAGCAATTCCCTTCTGAACTGCTTCTTCCCACGATTTCTGAATACTTGCAACCGAATCGGTCACTGTTTCTGCGTTCGACAAATCAATCACGTTCACTAATTCAATTGGCAAGCCACGTTCACTCAGCATTGTCTTAGCTTCTGCGGTCAATTCTTTACGAGCAAGCACCTGTTCACGGTTAGCTAGTTCTTGCTCACGCTGATCTAACTGATATTTCTGTTTCTCGTCAGCGTTCATTTTGGCAAGTTTCTTTGCTTCGTTTTCTTTAGCTTCTTGCTCTGATTTCCACTTAGCAAACTTTTTATTGATGATTTCATCAACGTCTGCATCTGTGTACTTCTTCTCGTCTTGCGGTTGGGTTTCGATAGTAGGTTCTGCAGGCACCCCTTGAGCTTCAACCGTTTCGACTTCGACTGTTTGTGTTTCTTCGTTCATTACGAACCTCCTATTTTTAAAGTCGTCCCCGACTGTGTAATTCCATGGCTTTTTATGTCATCAATGCTCGGACAATCAAAAAACCGTATAGGTTATATACGGTTAGGTTTCTATTAGGATAACTTCACAAGCTACCACGGTAATTCTTTTTACTTCATATTCACAATCAAGAAAGTCGCTAGGTTCCCCCCCATCCAAATCTTTATTGTTATGGCATACCGAAATATCAGCTTGTTTATCTATCAATTTGCAAAGTTCTTTTACTTTCATTGTTAGACTCCTTGTTTCAATTTATAGCAGTCTGTTCCTGCCAGTCAAGATGTTGGATCACCTACTTTCTTTTTTTAATCTCTTTGTTTAAGTTTTTTATAAACAAAAAGATAAAAGACACCAGTAATAAGAATACCAACCAGCCAAAGGCGATTGATACCCACTCCCAAATAAACATAAGCTCCTCCTTCCTGAGCACGAAAAAAGCACTTAGATTTCTCTAGGTGCTTTTGATTGTTAATAAGCAAATTCAAGTTTTGGTTTTATATCTTGATAAAGTTTTAAGATTTCAGAAGGAGTGTCCTCACGGAAAATAAATTGTTTTTTTCCTGAAATAGTTTTATCGCCAACAATCCAGTGGCGGATTTGTTTTGTAAAAATCAAAACTTCTTTGCTAGGCATAGCCATTACTTCCATGATAGAACCTCCTTGACTTTATTTAATAGATTTGTGTCTGTAACCTTATCTCCCAATACCCCGACTTCAGCAACCAACTCATTAACGTTATCGTTGTAAAACGCAATAGCTGCATTATCGCTAATACTATAAAGATAATTATAGTCATGTTTCAATTGTTCCTTGACATATGACACTAATGGGGAATTTAATTCAGACATTGCTTGTTCGACACTATTATACCGCTTTTTGTTGGCTTTGTAAAATGCTTTAGCAGAATCCCAATGTTTTTTATGAGTCAACTCATGAATAAGCGCATCTCTGATGTTTTTTGAAGCAAAAAATCCATCTGATAAAATTTCTTTGAATTCTTTTTCAGAATGGAAATCATCGCTTATAAACAAAGTGTCTTGTTTATAATCATACCCCGCTAAACCAGGAAGTCTCGATTTTTTCAAAAATACAACAGTTGGTTTCTTATAGGAGTCCAGTTCTTGAAAAATAGTATTAACATTTAAAACCGAATCTCGTATTTTCTTTGTGTCATCTTGTACCCAAAAATCAAAATCCGTTCCAGTCAATTTCTTTGTTTTAACTCTAATATCATTCCCGACTGTGAAAGACCGTTGTTTAGCCATTAAGTCAATCGTGTTCACGTTCTGATTATAACTCTTTCCTTTGTCTTTTGCAACGTATTTATCGTACCACTCTTTATAACTCATATCAGCAGAAACGTACTCAACTTTACCAGTTTCAGGATTTCTTGCCCTACGTTCTAACTTGCTGTAGTCGATATCATCATCGTGTGCGATGGTCGTAGACCTACACCACGGATGTAGAGGCGGGTAATTCACGCCAGGAACGGCCTCGTCTGTGTTATAAACCTTGTTATCGTGTTGTTGACAAATATGCGATGTCCGTTTATCAAGTACGGCTACAAATTTGTACTTTGTAACCTCGGCATCTTCATAGCTGAGCAGTTCCATTTGATTGTGAAAGAACGCTGATTCCGTCCGAACCAAACGTCTAGCTTTGCCTTTGCCGACCTCAAAACGTTCAGCGATGGCTTGAGATGTATCTCTTACGCTTCGACCAGTCATAAGACTTAATAAAAGCTCGTCTTTCACACTTGATGCAAGCGCCCCAGTGTTTGACCATATTCTGTCCGAATAGGCTTCTCCAGTCCACTTTAGACCTTGTAGACGTTTGATTTCTGTTTCAGGTAAGTCGGAGAAACTATAAGCAAGTCCTGTTTGCTGTTGCAGGTCAAAGGTAGCTTTGTAGTAGCTATCCTTCATCAAGTCGCTATAAAAGGCATCTGAGCCTTTCTTCTCAGAATGATAGATAGACTCACGCATACGGTCTAAATCGTCGTTCAAACGTTCTAAACGCTTCATGCGATAAGCATAAGCTGGACTGTCCAAATCAGCAAGTAAACGTTGTATGTTTGGGTCATTCGGTCTGGCTTCGAGAACCTTACGAAGTTCATTCAGGTCCTTTTGGTCCTTCATGTTTTTTAATACATGACGAGCATCACGCTCACTCAAACCATAATCACGTTGAAACTTGTCAAAGATTTTGTTGATTTGCTTGTCTAAATAAGCTTTGGACTCTTTGTAGACTTTATCAAACTTATCTGCTTGCTTCTCAGCCTTATCCATCTGCTCATAGATGAGATTAGCCTTCCTCTTGGTCCAGTACTCCTCGTTCTTCATCTGTCACCTCTTCGTTTGGCTTCGTGTTTACCTGGTTAAAGAATGGCACACGTTCCATGTTCTTTTCTTTCTCTTCTTCGAGGTCTTCCAATTCAGCGTCAGGATCTTCAACGAATGGCAAGAGAGAAATAAGCTGACGAAGTGACACCTTACCTTCAAGATTATTGATAACCTGTGACAATTCAAGTAAATTCTTAGGCAAACCACGGCTAAATTGTGGCACGATTGAATGTGCCTCAAGAGCAATCTGCTGCATGCCAAGATAATGAGCAAAAATGCTGATACGTTGACGAATACCACGTTTGTAATTCGCTTCCTTGGTCTTAGTAATCATCTCGAGACCTAGCAACTTGAATTCCATAGCTACGCCCGAGCTATTGCCTGCAAAGTTTTCATCTGTCAGATTTGGCACATGGCTAAATGTGTAGATATCTTCCTTTAGAGCTTTGCGCAAGATTTCAGTAGCGTTCTCGTCCAGAGCGTTCTTCAAGAAATCAGCCTTGGCATCTGTTGGCAATTCTAAAAGTCCTTCTTCAGCAAGAATGCTCATTGCTTCTCTGGCATCTTCCAAGTTGTCAGCTAACTGTGCTCCGTACAACACGAGAATAGACTCGACCGCTTGTTCTTTGTCGTTGACACGATTACCCATTAACGAGTTGTAAGCATCGATCAAGCTAATTTGTTGTTCATAATCACCAATCGCGAAGTTATTGTTTCGGTATTCGATGATTGGAACCTGACCGAGATTATGAGGTTCTACTTGTTCGCCCTGTGTTGTTCCTGTGCTTGAATCACGCAGCACAATGTGGTAATGCAGATTTTGAGTAAAGACTTCAGCTTGATACTTGGTAGCATCCTTCGTGTCATCCTTGATTTCGTAGTAGTAGACCGCAAAGAGAACCTTACGTTCAATACTATCATCGTAAACCAGGAATACATTCTCAGGATCTACACTAGTCGAATCGAGTTCAGTCAGTCCTTCTTTTGCATAGATGTATTCGTAAGCTCGTCCGTAGATAGACATGTTCAAAGCGTTCTGTGTATCTACCTGGTCAATCTCAGCACCATCAAATGCCACAAGCAAAGATTCGATATCACCTTCAGCAGTGTTGTTGTATTTAATAGCGTTGCCCATGAAGTAACCTGTTGCAGTGTCCGAAATATCCTTCGCATGGTTTGCTACCGTTTTAAAATTTGGAGCGTTCTTGTTTCGTCGCTCATGTTTCAAAATAGCATGGTCACCCATGTAGTATTTTTTTAGATCCTTCAAACGCTGGCGTTCTTGCGTGTGTTTCTGAACCAACTTATAAATCAATCCCTTATTCAAAGCTGTTTCGTCATATCCCTCTCTCGGATAAGTTAAAATCTGATACATTTAATTCCTTTCTATAAGCCAAAATCTGACCGCCTGCGGACAGTAGCTTTGACACCTTCAATACATTGAAGGCTATATCGAAGCGCGTCCATCAAGTGGTTATTCTTATCTTCTGGCTTGTTCAACCAATTACCTTCTTTATCACGTTGATAACAATAACTGTAAAATTCGTCCATGATATGTTCACAACTTGGATGTACATAAATAGCGTATCCTTGCAATTTGGATACGCCTGCCATGATACTATCCTTTCCTTTCCTACTCTCTTTGATTCGAGATATGCCATGCTCTGACCTGAGCTCTTCGATTAGACGAGACTCTGCGCTATCTGCGATGATCGTAGAACGATGATAGCCTCTATCTTTTATCATCTTAGCGACTTCCTTGGTTATCAGACCGACTCTATACGCTTCGTCAAAGATGTGTATTTCCTTTGTTTTGTCGTTTATGAGCGAACAACACAAAGCGGTTGGATCGTGAGTGAAACCAAAGTCAAGACCGATGCACAACTTGTTATCAGGGTTTTGTAGCAACTCATCTTTGTCAAATTCCTTGACAGTCACGTTGTTGTAAATTAGTCCTTCAGCAACACCCCACTCACCGTCGCAGACGATTCTCGCACGCCTTGGATTCGTGTGATACAAATCCTCATAGCGTTTGATATCGACTTCATCCAACCACTCGTTGCATCGATACGTAGTCGTCATTGAGAGCGTGTCAGCTCGTCTAGTTTCTTCATCAAAGAAGACGCGTTTGAGCCAATGCCTCTCGTTCCACGGGTTGAACGTGACCGTGATTTGTTTAAAGAAATCAGGTACATCTAAGCTACCACGAATAGATTCGACGACTGTACTGAACTTGTCTTCAGTTTCGATTTGGTACGCTTCCTCGAACCATGCCCAGCACAAAATACCTACATCTACCGTGATAGATGTGATTTTAAGTTCATCGTCCAAACCGCGGAAGAGAATCTTCTGGCCTGTTTCTTTGACAGTTATCTCAGGTAAAGATTCATTGAATTTGAATTTATGAGCGACTTTTAGTTGGTTAGCTGCCCACTTGAAATCCGTGTAGGTCGATTGCTTATTCGTGTTTGAGTATCTACGAATAACAAGTAAGTTGGCCCAGGGGTATTTCAAAATACGAGTAACATAGTTCAAAGCAGTCGTCTTTGATTTCTTCGAACCACGGGATCCTTTTACAACTCGGTAAAGATTTCTCGATCGCCAAAACTGACCATATCCAGCTCCAACCATCTTAGGCAAGTCTACAACAATATCATTCTGTTTAATCTGGTATGTCTGACTCATTCGCAAACACCACCGTTCCAGAAACATCTGCCTCTACCTTGTCAGTCCAAAGTCTGTGACGTTTTCCTAAAAGTTCAGCAGCTTTAATTCTATCTTTAGCTCCGACATCGATATCAATAACTTGTTGGCCAAGTTCACCGATACTACAGAGGGTCTGCTCTTGAGTCTCTCCTCTCATTACTGAAGTTAGATAACCTAAGACCTCTTGCTGATCTGCAATCTTTTCAGAATCAAGTTGTTTCAGTCGTTCATCTATATAGGTTTTAATCTTAGGATTCTTTAGTAATTTGTGACCTTCAACACCTGCCACTCTATCACTAGAAGCGCGATAACCCGCTTTCTTATAAGATTCAGTCGCATTACCTGAGATGATGTACTCATCTGCAAACTTCTTTTGTTTTATCGTTAAATCATTCAATTTTCCACCACCTCCATTCGAAAAATCAAAAAAGCCACTCAAAGAGTGACTGTATGCAGTAAGTGGGTGCCTCCCCCACCAGAGTCTTATATAGCGCTACTTTATCTCTGTCCTACAGGTTAATCAGCCTAAATCTAATTACCGCCCTGTACCCCTATTGTGATAGCTACTCACAGAGATACAATTGGATCGACAGGACTCGAACCTGTGACATCATCCGTCTACCATATATCCATTAACCAGCGTGAGACTACCGCTTTAAGCGAGTGACTTTCGATAACTTATAGTTTATTATCTTGTCCACAAATATTCCTACTTGTATCACTCATGCACGATTGGTTAGACCAATCACTCCTTACATCGCAAACTACTAAGCCATTTTTCAATTAACGAAGACCCCGCTAAAAGTCTAAGCTGCTTTACTCTTTGACTTTACTCTCGTCCTTGCGAGACTTGAGCAGGCAATCTAATTGCCGAAGTACACTTTCATTTGCGACGGGCGATGACTTTTGCTTTTTTGAATTTTTTCTATTTTAAATAGCATTACAATATAAAATCATCTTTCATCTATCACAGACACGCATCGCCATGTGTTTCATTCTCTTTTGAAGAACAAAATGCACAGCGCCTGCTTGTTATCGATCGCTTTGCGGACAATCGACTTACCTTACATACTTTTGGGAGGCACCCGATTTTTGTAAGATATGGTATTAAGCTCTTGTTGCACCTCGAACAAAATACCTCATTCCTCTCATAGACTCGTCTCACAGCCAAACTGCCACGTTTGCATTTCCTCAACACCTTGTCGTTGGAATTTTTCTGCTTTAACTTCGCCTACCTATTCCAAAACTGAAATAGTTAAGATTGAATTGCTTAGAATGACCATTGCTGGCAGGAAGTTTGATAGATTTAAAAACATCCTTTTCCTGAGTTACCACAGATTATCTAGGCTAAGCCCTAAAAATGCAAGGCGACTGCAAAGCCTTGCGGAGAATCAATAGTATATTGTCTTTTTAAATTTATTTTTTGCAGTCATAAAACCCCTAGCAGAATCAAACTGCCTAGCTTATAACTTACCTAGGATATAAGTAGCCATGCAATCATGCGAGGTCTAGTCGCTTCTGCAACCATTTATAAGTTAATAAATAATCTGTGAATGCTCGGTCTGTAACCTTACTCCACTTCGGGAACACAACTATTTATAAGGCGACGGTCGGAATCGAACCGACGGAGCAAAAAGTTTGTAGAGCTTACCATTTTAAAATTAAAGAGATTATAGAACCTTTCGTCGCCGTAAAGGGCGCAATGCCCTTTGTAAAATATATAAGGAGTCTGTCAAACTTCATACTATCTGACAATACCATGATACCACTTTAAAACGTTTCATGTTTCCGCGAAAAGTTCACTTTTGAAAGCGATTAAACAACCGCCATGATACTGTTCAGCGAATGCAAGACACGCTCTGTTTAAGTAGTCTTGAAATTTTGTTTTTTCAATCCACAACTTTTCTTGAATCTCGTAGTTTAGCATTGGTTCAGTTGCTAGATACTTATTGAACAAAATAAAGCGATATTTTGGATTGAATAAGCGACTAACTGCTTGCTCGATTTCTTCCAGTTCCCTTGAAGCATCTATCCGTCTGATTGCTAGTTTCTCGACTTGCTTAGACGGGCCGTTGCTTCCTCTTGGTTCAAACGTTATCAACTGCGTTACTCGTTGCTCTGGTAAGTCGCAAGCAATTTCACGAATGCGTGGATATTGTCGCAATACTTTCTTCACGTTTGAGATTGTCTTTTTCTCGTTGATTTCTTGAAATAACACTTGCGCCCCTTTCTTTATGCTTCACCAATTAAAACGTTGACCGGTACTTTAAAATAGGTCGCTACATCTTCAACTATATAAAGATTAGGTTTTTTAGTTTTCTTTTCCCATTTCATTATTTCTCTGGAAGAGTAACCTAACTTTTTAGCTAGTTCACTTCTTGAAAGTTTATTATCTATTCTTTTTTGCTTCAACATAAAAGCGAATCGCTCGCATTGTTGGTCACTTAATTTTTCAAAATCCACTTTTATTAGTTGCTTACCATTTGGATTTTTCTTTTTATACGATGGTGAAGCATAAGAGTTTAGTGTAACAATAGCAATCCCAGTCTCTGCGCTGATTTCTTTTAACGTGCCACAAGTTATAAATGTATCGTCTTTATAAAGTGCATACTCTAATTCAAGCCTATCCATTCTCCAATTCCTCGATCAATCGTTTCAAATAAAACTCTGCTTTCTTTAAATCTTCGACACCGTTTTTCTTATGAAATCGCAAAACATACTTTACAACGTTTCCCCAAAAGAAACCAGCCTTGTATTCGGGGCAAGGTTTAAACGCATCAATCACGTCCAAGGCTTCAATTCCACTTTCTGAAATATAATGGCTCGGTTTATTTACGTTGTCAATCTGTTCTGGTTTCATTCTTCAACCTCCAAAAGTTCTGGATTTTCGTAGATGTTGCCGATGACTGCAAATGCTACTGAATTGTCTTCTAACAACTCCACCATCGGTACATCCTCGTTATCTTCAAAAACATGGAACATTAACACGCCTATTTTATTATTCTGGAAAATCTTAGCATTAATTGGCGTTTCAATTTCTTCTACTTCTATAGCAATAATATCACCTTCAAAAACCTCTGTACCTTCCTTGTCAAAAAGTCCTGTCGATTGCATGAGTTCGATTTCGTCAAAGTTTATGAAATTTGTTTCACCAAATTCCCAATGCTCACCGATTAAAACGCTTTTCTTAAAATCTATCAACGAAACATCTAGCATCGTTTGCGTTTCTTTGTCCCACGCTCTGAACTTCGTTATCATTTCAAATCCCCCTCTTTCACAAATGAACCGTTAACCATTTTTCCTTTTCGGTTCTTGATTTCGTTATAAGCTAGTTCAAAACATTCAGCAATAGACCAACCTTTCTGTTGACAATAGATAGTCAGCACTACCAAAATATCCCCGACTGCATCTTTCCCGTCTTGCTCACGTTCTTTTAAATGCGCTTGTGCAAGTTCGCCGGCTTCTTCAAATAATTTCAACGCTTGCGCCGTGCTATTATCCGGATTGTCCAATCCTCGCTCTTTCGCCCACTTTTCGACACGATGCGCTAGTAGTTCCATGTTTGCTGTCATAATTCGATATTATCTCCAATTTCTATTTTTTCAAATTTGTCTTCACTCACCACAAACACGTTCCCGTTTACAGTGACAGTGAACAAACTTCCAATTTTTCGTTTTTCCGTAACCTTGCCAGTGATAGCGTATTTACTATCAGCGTGATAAACAAGCAAGGGTTTCTGTGCTTCACGTTGCATTATTAACAAGCAAGTAGTTAGCAAGGCATAGCCAATTAAGAAGCGTTTCATTCTGTAACCTCCTCAATCTCAATTTTTCTTGCACTCAACAATGCCATAATCCACATAGTCTTTCAATACTCTGTGATAACCGTCATTACCTAGTGAGATAATAATATCTCCGTTCTCATCCATATAGCCCTTAACCCATATTTCAGTCTTGTTTTTCATTCACTCCACCTCCTCAACTTCAAACAATGTACTGTTAAACACTTCACCAAATCCGGCATCTTCTAATTGTTTGCGAGTGTGTTCTGCACGAAATTTTTTATCTTTTTTTATTCCTGCTAAACACCAAGCACTAAGATGTTTAATATAGTTTAAGTAATTATAATTTTTATCATCAATTTTTAGCCTTATATAATACCGCTTTTCTTTCTCGACCTCGTAGCCGAAAAGTATAGCTCTTATTAATCTTTTTCTATTTTCAATATTCCTAAACTCTTCAGACAAGCCTTTTAATTCTGTGCCATTGTTATCTGTTAAATGATAACCATAGCCAGTTCTTGAAATATTATATAAAGCTGCTGTAACGTCACTTTTACAATTAAAATCAAACGTTTTAAGAAATTTTGCTTCTTCCTCAGACACTTTGACTTTTTCGGGTTCGTCTAGTTGTCTAACTAAAGCTAGTACAACTTTCTTGTCAATGTATGGTCTATATTTATAATTCTCTGCTGGTAAGGCTTCGATTTTTTCGATTAGTTCTCGTTCATTCATCTTCTCGTCCCTCATTATATTTTTCTACCAATTTATCTAACCACGACCAAACATTAGTTTCTTCAGTGATTGGCTCAACATCCCTTTCTTGCAACCAAGCAGAGAAATTAACCACGTTATCAATATAGATTGTGTCATAATCACCCCAATCCCAAACAGTCAGGATAATCTCTGTTTCAGTTCCGTTTTCGTCTTCAACCGTGATTGAACCATTTTCAAACCAAGCAGTACCATAACATAGGTCACAAGTCCCCGTTTGTTCTTCTTGAAAATCTGAGTTATATTCTGTTACTTTATACTTCATCTTCCAACTCCTTTAACTGTTTCTGCATTTTCTTCAACTTCTTCTTTAAATACTCTCTGTGTGCTGTCCTATTCTGTGCTAGTGACTTTTCACAAGGTTTTGAGTATTCAACAATATCAGCTTCCGTCTTCTCGATTGAATGTTTTAATGCTTCAATCGTTTGTTATTTGATGCTCATTAAATGCCTCTAGTAATTCTTCGTTAATTTCTTCAATCCCGTATGGTTCGAATGCGTGAAAGTAAAATCCTTGCTTGTCTAATTCTCCACGCTCTCCCGTTGCATATCTCAAAAATAGCAATTCATGACAAACTGGACATTGCCTTTTATTCTGCGGTCGTAGGCGACCAGTTCGGCGGGTCGTATATGCGATTAGTTGGGGCGAATATCCAAACAATCACTTTACAAGGCTTATTTTCGTTAAAAGGTAAGCCAAAGTAATCTAGTAAAGTATTCCGCCCTTCATAATGCGCTAGTTGTCGTAAAAACTTTGTGATTTTAGCTTTCTTCTGAAAGTGCAATCTGTCATTCGCTGAAATCATCTGTTTTCTGTCAAGTTCAAATTTTAAAATTAGTTTTTCCATGATCTAACCTTTAGAACGGCAACATATCACTTGAAATATCGAACGGGTTTGCGTTTGTGTTTCTGGAAAAGTCAGGCGCTTGTTGTTGCGCTTGTTGTTGCCCTTGGTTACCTTGTTGCCCTTTACTTTCTAAAAGCTGGAATTGTTCAGCGACAACCTCGGTAACATAAACCCGTTGACCTTGCTGGTTATCGTAGCTTCGTGTTTGAATACGTCCAGTAACTCCAATCAATGCGCCTTTTTTCGCCCAGTTAGCAAGTTTTTCAGCTTGTTGTCGCCACATAACGCAGTTAATAAAATCAGCTTCACGATCGCCATTTTCGTTTTTAAACGTGCGATTGACTGCAAGAGTAAATGTAGCGACTGCCACGTTTGACGGGGTATAACGTAAATCTACGTCTTTCGTAAGACGGCCAACGAGTGATACATTGTTTAACATTTTTTAATTTCCTTTCTAATCCAATCCTTCGTATAGACTTTTGCCTAATTCTTTTTCAAAATCCTTTTGATTTTTTGGATCTAGCATTGCTAGATTTGTTACGATTTTCATTTTAGTTTCTCTACAAGGCTGATAGCCATATTTGGCATATCTCAACATCCTATTAAATGTGCTTACTGGATAAATCATTTCATCATCAACAACCAGACGTTTTGTATGCAAATGCTCAAAGAAATCTTCATGGAACATCACTTCAAAAACAGCCATGTAATTTTCTTCGTCAACGTTGTCATAATTTTTGTAGTAAGCAAACTTGGTTATCGTAAAATCAAATTCAGAAATAACTTGCTTAGGTTTACCAAAAACGCTTTTTACAAGTTCTAGCCTTACTTTTTCTTTATTAGAATATATCGACCAAACTTTTTCATTTTCGTAAACAAACCGCCATTCATTCGGGTGTTCTTTCATTTCTTTTTTATAGTAAGAAATAGCTTCCAAACAATCAGCTTTATTTTCAAAAAAGACATCAATATCTTTCACTCTCTCATTATTGAAAATGTTTTTGAAGCACCCACCAGCGATATAGCCTTTATGGCCTATCAGTAATTTATCTAGCCACCACAACTGCCTATAGTTGTAAATATCGCTAATTTTAAAACTCATCTTTAGTTTCCTTTCAATTTTCCTAAAAGCATATCAGCTTGTTCTACTTGTGACTCTTTGATTTGTTTGTAGTCCACAACTCCTAAATGTTGCAAGAACCATTTCACGATTGAACCATCTTCTTTTCCTTTTTCGGTTGAGATTTTAGCAATTTCTTTCAAATAGTAATTTGCTTTTTCTACTGAGATGACGGGTTCATCTTGTTTCTTTGTTTTTGTTGCGGGTTGCTTTTTTGTTTGCGTTGCTTCGTTGCCATCATCATCTTGGTCACTTGTTATCCCAAAAATAGCGGATAATGCATAGCGTTTAGCATAAGTAATAGCTGACCCAATAGACTGCGGGTCATTTTTAACTGGTTTCATTTTAATTGGATCATATTCAATCCATTCTCCCGACTCATGCATAACAAGTGTCCCAACCGTTACATTCCCGAATTCATCACTTGACGGGAATTGTGTAAATGATAACCCGTTCTTACTTGCTGACTCTGTGATAGCTTCTACTACGTTTTCAAGTGGAACGTACTTACTTTTGAAAAATGGATTGTTTGCATCTTTCAATGGTTGCTTCATTTCTTTTTGTGTTTTAGCAAAAGCCTTGCTAAACTCTGTTAGTGTTTCTGATTTTTTCATATTCCAAGTCCTATCTGATACTCAAATTCTTACGTTCTACCAATTCAGCACCCAAAATTTCAAGTCCATTTTTCAAATCTTCTTTCAAGCGCTTCTTATCAGGTTTATAAGTTGCGACTTTATAGCTTTCCGGAAGAAGTAAGTCGTCCACTTCCACGGCTTCGGATTTTCGGAAAGACACTTTGAAAAGTGGTGTGTCAACTCGTTCATGTCCAGTTAGTGCCATGCTCTCTTTCAAGACTTCTTTCATGCGTTCGTTTTTGCGTTCGTCCGCTCGGTTCAATTCAGTTAAACGCTTGATCTCGTTCTTGCGTGCTTCGATGTCTGCTTCGTTGTTCTTGATAACCTTGATATAATTTTCGACTTTTTCTTCGTAGTCCGTTTGCCAGTCGATACTATCAAGCGTATCTGCTTTTGTTTCGTCGTCCAAGTCCATATTGTAAATATCAAGGAATTGTCCAGTAAGTTCGTATAGTGTCGCCATGTTTTTTCTCCTTATGCGCTCCAGTATTTTTTCAAGTCAACTGCCATGACAGTCGCTAGATTTTTCTGTTCTGTTCTGATTTGTTGTTTGTACGGTGCAAGTCCAGCTTGTCGCTCGTCTTCATTTCGTGGTAAGTAATACCCGCTCGGTTGTGTCTTCTTTGCGACGATTGGATGCTTGAAATTCACTCGTAGGCTCTCAATCACTTCTTCCAAACCTCGCTTTGATAGTCCAGTTTCTTGTCTGACCTTTTCAGCTTTGATTGGTTCTTCAAACGTTGCATGGTTGATAATTAAATTCAATACATTTGTTTCGATTTTACTCATTGTTCTACTAATCATATTCCCTCCCGATGAATACGCATCTTAATTCTGTACTTCCGCATTTTTCACATTCAATAGGCGGATAACTGTCAATCACTTCAAATTCATGCCCGCAGTCGCAACAACCACAATCCCATATATAAAGGTTCATTGTTATTGCTCCTTGTGGATATCCTCAATTGCTTCTAGTTTTTCGACAAAATCGACATACGCTTTATAAAAATCGCCGGATTTTTTGCTATCTTTATATGCTTTTTCAACCAACTCAGCACCGCTACCATAAAAACAGCCGACTCTCCATTTTCTGTTCGATTTTGTATAAGTGAAATAACGCCCGCTAGACCATGTATTTTTGAAAACAATATAATCAGCGTTGTCGGATACCCTAGCGTCGCCGTATACCTCAGCGTTGTCGTATACCTCAGCGTTGCCGTATACCCTAGCGTTGTCGTATACCTCAGCGTCGCCGTATACCTCAGCGTCGCCGTATACCTCAGCGTTGTCGTATACCCAAGCGTTGCCGTATACCCTAGCGTTGTCGTATACCCTAGCGTTGTCGGATACCCAAGCGTTGTCGTATACCTCAGCGTCGCCGTATACCTCAGCGTTGCCGTATACCCTAGCGTTGCCGTATACCCAAGCGTTGCCGTATACCCAAGCGTCGCCGTATTGACTTAAATTTTTTTCACTTGCAATATATCCCCCAACTTCTCCTTTTTCAATTCCACTAAATGAAATTAAGGCCTTAATCCTAAAAAGTTGCACTCCGAAAAATGTAATTGTATCATCTACTAATAGCTCATATTTTTTCATTTTATTGCTCCTTTGGTTGTGGTAGTCCTAGTAAATCTGGTCTAAGACCTACGGGCGCTTGTGTATCAAACGTAAATTTTCTATCGCAATTACGAATGTTTTGGCGTGCGATGTTATTGAATTGATTTCGCCCTTGCTGATAAACGTCAATAATTGCTTGATCCAGTTTTTCTTGTTCTTCTTTTTGTCTTCGTGCTTTCTGTTCGCTATTTGCAATCAATAGCAAAATAATAAACAAGCAAATAATAATTGTTGCAATTCCAAGAAATTGGCTTGCTAAAGTTGGTTCTGTCATTTTTCTTTTTCCTCGTAAATCTTAATTATTTTGTCTTTGTCAGATATAATTTGTAACGCTTGTTGCAGTTTTTCTTCTGTTTCAATCAGCTTACGGTTTTTATCCAACGCAACCAATCGCCAATCAGTGTTGACTTCGATTTTTGTTGTGTTAAAAAACCATTTTGTAAGTTTGTCCAGTAACTTCATGCTAAAACTCCTAATTGTTTTTCTTTTTTCAAGTTTTCCAACATTTCTGGTAATGTTTCTTTTTTAGTACGATAACGATTTCTGCTCTTCCATTTAACAAACAATCGGAAACCTTCATAATTGATAAACACTAGCTTATGTGTTGGATTGTCAATGAACTGTTTAAAGTCTGGATGATCGCGCATTTCTTTCGCCCACGTTTTGAGAGTTGCAACCGTCAACCCTTCCCACATTTGACAAAGATGTTCATAATCGCCATGAGTTGCTTTTTCATTTATTCCAACTGGTTTGTAAGTGATTTCTGTTTTAGGCATGGATTTTCCTTTCTTTTTGTGATATAATTCAGTTAGTTATTTTGGTAAGCGCCTGACTTCTGTTAGGTGCTTTTTTGTTTTACCTTAGTTCATCTGTGCTGATTTCTAATGCGTCAGCGATTTTGCATATATTTGGCCAAGAAAGATATTTTACCTTTCCTGTCTTTAGGTCAGAAAAGAAACTACGATTAACTCCAGCCATTTTAGATAACTGACTGCCATTCAAATTTCTTTCCTGCATTATTCTGTTTAATTGTTCCCACATTTTTACACCTCTAACACTATATGTTGTTTAACATATATATTTATTTAACAATATGTTGTGTTTTTCTGTTATCTATGTTATAATCATTATTGACTAGGACCTCTCACCGTTTTAGTCAAAATTTCAATAGAAAGGAGCAGTCTCATGTCAAAGACTCCAATAAAACCTGGAACAGACAATCAGAAACCCGGCCACTATGTAGAGGTGGGACCTCGTGGTGGAAAAGTCACTAATGGTCATACCGCAACTATTGGAAAAGGCGATCGGCTACCTCCGACATCAGCTAAAGGCAACGGCTGGAAGAAAGTCTAATCTTCGTTTGCGTACAATCGTTCAATGGTTGTACGCTTTTTCCATAAACAAAAGCACATTCCAAAAATATTTATTTGAATCCATGCTTCAGCGTAATCTTTCCCGTTACTTGCATAATGAGTTATATAATGGTGAATCATTTCATTCCTCCCTCCTAAAGGCTAGTCATAATTTGGTCTTAGCCTTACAACATATCCTGCAGCAGAAGTTACATCATCTAGTGTGACTTCTGCTATTTTTTTTGCTCCATCCTCTGTTTCAACAATTAGCCGTGTATAGAAACGACTATCTAAAATATTCACCCGATTTGGTTTAAAGTTATACGGATATCGGTTTGGTTTCATTGTTTTCTCCTTTCAACCAAAGTCCTAAATTGAAATTTTTAAATTTCTCTCTTTTATTTATTAAGAGAAGTAGGACTTGTTGTTAGTTAATATTTATTGTTATTTAATACTTGTTGTTAGTTAATATTTATTAGTGTAAAAATTTTGACATGAAAAATTTTGACATGAAAAATTTTGACATGAAAAAAACTTAAATCTCAAAAGTTGAATCACTAATCGCTTTATCAAGTCGATGCACCATGATGTCAAACTGAAAATCAGATATTTTCCTATCAGAAAAAAATCGAAATACGTGACTTCCTCCACGACCTTGAGGTTTTCGCCTAACTTGACGCAAATATCCAGCCTCTTCCAAAATTTTGAAGTATTTACTAATAGTCGGACGACTAACGCCTTTTCTTTTAGCTATCTCATCTGGATATACTTGCCAGTTTGGGTGATTAGCCAGCACCACCATCATTATGCCAACAGCTGTAAAATCTAGCGCAGGATCATTGATAAAACTATTACTAACAGCTGTATAGTCATCAGTTGGATTTCTGAAAGATAAACTGGCAATCCAAATCTTTAAAATCTGTCATACGCTCTCCTTTCTATTTTTCTCAATCTCTTTCTGCTATAAATCTGGTATAATAAAGATAAAAACAAGGTGATTTTGATGTTTAGTTTGATTGATATTTTGAATGTTTCTGCTGCATGGATTGGAGCTATTACTGGTGTTGTTAGTTTGATTTACTCTTTGAAAGTCAATAGAGTGAAATTAAACATTTCTAATTTCCGTAAAGCAAGAATGAACGAATACTCTTGCTATCAGTACAGCTTTGTTTTGTCTAACCAATCAAATTCAGATGTTCTAATCAAAAATATCCAACTGTTTGACAAAAACGGAAAAGAAATTTTTGATAACGGATTTAATCCAGCCACTGCTATCCCTGAGAATAAACCAGATCCATTTGGTTTGGTTAGCGGTACGCAGACATTATTTAATGTTGATTGGTACTCTGAACCATTTGAAGATGAGATAGAATTAAATCCATACTCATTCTATAAGTTGTCATACTACCTAAACGAACCACCGCATACAATCAAGATTAAAACCAACAGACAAATTCATTATCTTTCTAAAAATAAATCAATCCATCCTGTCTTTAATAAAGCAAAATAGATTTATTAAAGCACAAACTACATTCACGATTGTCACTATGATTAGAGCAATATCGTTCATTATTTTTTCCTTTCTAACCTTTTAGAAATGATTTCTATATCTAAGTCGTCCAGTCTCAACTGGGGGACTTTTTGATTCAAACGAGCTTCGATAGCTTGGTTAATTTCAAACCATTCACGTATTGTAAATTGGCTTCTGAATTTCAGGAATTCCTTTATTGTTTCTTTCGTTCTTTCTTTCATTGCTTCCTCCTTTCTTTGTTGTTGTTTTCGCAACTTTTAGAGTAAAAAAATACTGCTAGAAATCCTCCATCTTGACACCTAGCAAATCTGCTAGTTTGCTCGCCTCTGAGAATGTGAAATCTCGCCCTTTGTATCGGTTGATTTTCATGCTAAGTGTAGACTTATCCATTCCTAACTTGTCGGCAATATCATTCTGTTTCAAACCTTTAGAAACGATGATACCTTTTAAATTGTGGTATGGTTTATCCAGTACTAGTGAACCTTCCATAGACCTCTCCTTTCCAAGTTGTCGTTTTCGCAACTTTATTTTATGAATTAAGTATACACTTTTATTTTTTCGTTGTCAACAACTTTTTTTAATTTTTTTAAAAAAATTTGCGTTAACGAAACTTTTATGGTATTATCATTATAGAAAAGGAGCAACAACAATGATAGGAAAGAAAATAAAAGAGCTTAGAAAAAGCCATAATCTAACTCTTGAAGAGTTAGCGGATATATTGAACAAGGAATATCCTGACACTATCAATTTTAATAAAGGTAAAATTTCAAAATGGGAAAATGATAGAGAGGAACCTAGACTCTCATCTGTCAAAATCCTTGCTGACTATTTCGATGTCCCACTAGATTATTTTAACGGCATTGATATTGATCAGGCTGAAATTCTAACCATCTTCAACCAACTAGACGAAGATAGACAAGCGAATGTAGTCGACTATGCTACTGCTCTATTGAACGAGCAAGTCAGCATGAAAGCGACCACGGTCTTAGAAAAGTATAGAACCGACGACTACATTATAGACTATGTCGAGGGATTGGTTGCTGCAGGTCATGGAACGTTTCAGGAAGATAATCTTCACATGGAAGTAAAACTCAGGACTGAAGATGTGCCAGAAAACTATGACACAATTGCTAAGGTAGCAGGCGATAGCATGGAACCACTCATTGAAGATAATGATCTATTGTTCATCAAGGTAACTAGTCAGGTTGATATCAATTCAATCGGTATCTTCCAAATCAATGGCAAGAACTTCGTCAAGAAACTTAAAAGAGATTATGATGGATCCTGGTACTTACAAAGTTTAAATAGCGGATACGAGGAAATCCACTTATCAGAGAATGACGATATCCGCACCATCGGAGAAGTCGTCGACATTTACAAGGTTTAGATAAAAAGTCCAAAACGTCACTTAAAAAATATTTGGAGGTAAATATGAAATTCTGCCCTGAATGCGGGAATCCCATAGAGGGATGTAAATTCTGCCCTAATTGTGGGTATGCTGTCACTAACCAACCGCAACCACAGCCTGAACAACCTAAAAAGCCAGTTCAAAGCAAAAAAACTGACAAAATCGGACCACTTGAAATTGATAGGAATAATCGAACGTATCGGATCCATGGTGCTCAAAAAGCAAAAGGTTCATCTGGAATGGTCGCAGGAGCCGTAAAAGTTGGTCTTGCAATGGGTACAGGCGGTTTGTCTTTGATACCATCTTTAATTAAAAAAGATAAAAATGATACAGGGTGGTATTCTTTCGAGGATCTAGTCTCTTATGAATTGATTATCAACAATCAAGCGGTTGTTTCAGGTGGAGTCGGACAAGCACTGATAGCAGGGGCAATGTTTGGACCAATCGGAGCAGTCGCAGGTGGTGTTGTTTCCAAAAGAAAAACAACTTCTAAAATCCTAAACATGACCGTCCGTGTGACCTCAAATGATTTTAATAAACCAGTCGTATTCATTGACCTGATAAGAAAACCAGTGAAAAACACTTCAAAAGAGTACAAAGATGCAATCGAAAACGCTCAGCGAATAATGGGAGCGTTGGACGTAATCGTCCATAATTCGTAAACAAAAAAAGCCCCACGCTCTCAAACTTTGGCGAGTCTGAGCGTGTATAGATGGAAATAAAAAAGCATCGTTAATGTGACAATGGTTAACGAAGATTTTTATAGATTAACTGGTAGTTAACGAGGAAGGAAAAAATTATGGGAAGTAATAGAACAAACAAAGAAATAGCTGTCTACACTGCCACGATAATACAAGAACTAGAGGATTATCTTCATCACCTTCAGAGAATGGACGATGAAGGGAATAAACGATCTGATAAAATAGCGCAATGGATAGAGAACTGGACAAAATATTTAAAAATAGAACAAACTTATAATCCAAAGAGTATTCAGGCTTTGAAAAGAGGAAGCATTGTTTATGCTGATTTTGGTTTTAATGTTGGTAGAGAATATGGAGGCCTTCATTATGCAATAGTTCTGAATAAAACAGATGCACGTTCAAACCATCTTCTTCATGTATTGCCTTTAACCTCTGTAAAAGAAACAACTGATATATCTAATTTGAAATATTTTCAATTTCTAATTGGCGACGAAGTGTTTCAGTTATTAATAAATAAGGCTAATCGAAAAATCATAGAATTAACTGAATTATATGATCGTTTTTCAAAAAAAGATGATGAATTGCACAAACGAGTTGAAATGGTTGAGTCGTTAATCGAAGATAATAAAAAAGCTTTTGAAACACTCAAAAACTCACCGGATTTTGATAAAGACGATTCTTCTATTGAGCAAATACAAACTATCAATAAAAATATAGACTTCGCAAGTGATCAGGCGGATATAATACGACAGGAAGCAAAAGAAAATGCAATTTTACTTGCAGAACTTAAGGAGAAACTGGAGTATGCTAATAAATTTATTTTAAAAACACAAAATATGAATAAAGATAGCATCGTTCTATTGAATCAGGTTACAACAATTAGTAAAATGAGACTCCGTGATCCCAAAAATAACAATTCAATTTTGAATGGTATTGTACTTTCCGAGGATACTATGGAAAAAATTGAAGAGGAACTTAAAAATATTTTTTAA